CGGCTTGCATGCGAAATGTTTAGTGGCCCGGAAGGCTAGCGGCCTACACATGACTTTCGCCCCCACGGGTGAACCTATTTAGCCGCCGCCCCGCGCAGGGGCAGCCCCCGGCAGGGCAGTTAAGGAAAATATTCAATACTTTTTATTCTTCTGAACATTGCATCACGATGTTCGGGTAACGCGTTTCTATACCAATCAGCTGGATCTTTGTTGCTGGTGATATAAATTATCTTTGGGAGCCATTGCACAAAACCTCCCTTGATGGGTACTTTCATGGGGTAACGGTCGAGAATCTTTAAGAAATACGCAAGCTTGAATTCAGACCCGTTAAAATCATCGAACAGAGCTACTTCCTGTCCTTCATATCCATTAAACCACTGATCGCCTGGGTGGATATAGATTGTGTGTCGTTGGTGATTGTCGAATACTTTACGTGTTTTGCCGGTCCCTGTTCTACCCCAGAGCACTCTGACGTCTGACTCCCAGTCTCGCTCTCCGAGCTGGTCAGCAATATGGGCCTGGATTGAGTTCCTGTAGCGTATATATTGTCCTGGGAACTCGCTCGCGATCTCTTGCCGACTCGCTCCTTCGGAGATTCGGACGACGAGCTGTTCCAGGTCAGATCTATGACCTCTTCCTCGAGGGCATTTGCCAAGTTCCGTATAATCCCCATCTTTCTTGCAATACTCCGAAGCTTGTAACGGCGTGCCGCGGGCCGCCTCGAGATGGCCACGGGGGATGAGCAAGTTTTTGACCTGAGCAAGTGTCGTGCGCTTATGAAGGCAGACGAATCCTTGGAGATGAGGGGTTCCAGTTTCACCGACTTCTTTTCCGAAGACCACATACTGTATGGACTTAAGTTCCAACAACTCTGTGGCCTTTTGGGCCAGCTGGGTGATTTCGGCATCTGTATAATTGTTGATTGTAAAGCACCAATTTTTAGCCGAACGGGTCATTGTTATGTCTACATATTGTGGGTACGGGCTTATATATGGTTTATGGGCCCCAACAAAAATAGTAAAAACCGGGCAATCGAAGCGAAGCGGAGGGTCGGCAGTAACTTCGGGGACACGTCCCCAAAGTGCTGATGACACGTCATCATTTGCCCATACAAACGCCTCCCAAAGTCTGGTGCATTATTACCCAGACTTTGGAAACCGGGGACGTAGGCGAAGTCCGTAGGACGTAGCCGTTACGTCCGGGAGCTCCGGTTTCCATTTTACTATTTAACCTGAATATGGCACTTGTTCCTAATAATAATTGGGAACGTTACGCTGGCATATTGAGAACTGTTGTTGATAGTGTTGAAGCGTTGCGTAACACACCTGTGGGCGATTTTATTTCAAGGAGAAGCGACCCTAACAAGAAATATAAGAGGAAAATTGACGATTATATGAAGAAAACATTCAAAGATCGGCCGAAAGGTCGTAAAACAATTGCTGCTAAGAAGCGCAAGCTTAATGTCGTGAAGAAACCTGTTTCGATGAAAGCTAAAAAGGGGAAGTATATGGGTACTGGTTCGATGAAAATTGTTCGGAAAGGAAGGAAGGTTACTCCTGTTGATGGAATGCGCGTTATGCATAAGTTTGAGCGAGGGCAAAATTTTGTTGCATTTAATGCTATTTATCCAGGTGGGGCTACTCATCCGTCGTATGCAACATTACGCATGTTATGTTTATCTCTGGTTCGTTTTATTGCGAAAAGATCGAAGATAGATTTTGGTGATTTTAACGATGCTGTCGGTTTACCATTTATTCCATCTACTCGATGGTCAATGTATTATTATTGGAAAGGCGAAGGCCAGGCTAGTGATGATACTGCAAGTTTTCGTGAGAATATTGATTCAAGTGGTGCTACAAGTTGGTCTGCTTTAGCTGATAGACTAGCAGATTCTTTTGTCAATATTTTTGGTGCTAATCAAGGGCGTCGTTTGTATATGTTTGGTGTTTACCCGAATGAAGACGCACAGACGAGTCATTCGTTCATGTCCACTCAAGTATACCATGCTTCTGATTTATATATTAGCATCAAGGGAGAATCTAGCATACAAGTCCAGAATCGCACGTTGGGTGATGGAACGGGGGACGTTGCAGATGCTTCCAATATCTTTAACAATCCATTGCGTGGAAAGTACTATACTTTCAAGTCAGGCCGACCTTGTATTCGTAATGTGGGCCAGATCGCAGAGCTGAAGACGTTTTTGATGGATTATCAAAATACTAGTGGTGCTATTGCGACGCAAGATCGTTATGCGGCGGTTACTGGAAGTGATTATAATGATCAAACGGCGTTGGCTTTGAGGAAACCACCTTCTGGTAATTTTTTTACTAACTGCAAGACTACTAAGTATACTACTGTTGAACCTGGTGGTATATTACGATCTAAAATAGATCATACTGTGTCTAAATCTCTCACTAATTGGATTTATGCATTCACTACGAAGTTCCTTACTGTTGAGCCAGCAGCAGCAGGCCAACCTAAGAACCTTGCTGGTATGGTTGGCTCAGATCCTGTTGATTACCGTATTGGCGTATCTCATATTTATGGGTTGGAGAAGATGGTTGATACCACCATCGTAACTCAACCTGAAATTCAAGTTGGTCATGAACATAACTTGTTTATGGTTGGTAAAGTTACTTACCGACCAAAGAATTCGGCTGTAGCTATGATTACTATAACTACATAAATAAAAAGAAGCCCTTTTTTGCATGGGCACCCATACATGCCGCGTTCTGCCGGTGGCCCCGCTGGACCGGCGGGAGCTTCGCCGGGCCGAGGGAGCCAGCCTGGCCGCGTAAAGAACTTTGAGCAGCGAGACGGCCGGATGGCCGGCTTGCATGCGAAATGTTTAGTGGCCCGGAAGGCTAGCGGCCTACACATGACTTTCGCCCCCACGGGTGAACCTATTTAGCCGCCGCCCCGCGCAGGGGCAGCCCCCGGCAGGGCAGTT